TAGAGTCAATTGGAGCCATTCTAAGGGGTCGCCCATATGTTGCCTATATTGGTCGCTATAGGTCATAGGAGCCATTCTAAGGGGTCGCGGTAGTCTTGCTATATTGGTCGCAATCGGTCATAGGAGCCATTCTACGGGTTTCGCGGTAGTCTTCATATATTGGCCACACTGCCTTGTTAGCCCATTTGGTTGGACTGTAGGGTTTGCGGGTGGTTCAACTGAATGTTAGCACTACAGTTAGATAGTCGCCCTGCGAGGTCATGCATAAGGTTTGCGGGTGGTTCAACTGATAGTTAAACCATGGTGAGATAGTCGCCCTGCGAGGTGTTAGACAATGTTTTGCGGAGTGTTTAACTGATGATCAACACTATGGTTTGCAAATTGTGTTTTGATTAGATATTAAACAATATTTTTTATTTAGGACGAGATTATTTTTTGAATTTGAATTTATTATTTGTATATCCCGATATTAGACCGCCATATTAGATTCTACATATGGTTAGGACAAGAGGACAAGATTTTCAAATATTTCTATCTTAAATATTTTTTTATTCTGAGAAAAAAAATAAATCTCAATAAGAATATATTAAAAATCTTGTCCTCTCGTCCTAAACATATATACACTTGGTTTATTTTTATTTCTATTGACCTGTTGCAATTATTATTTTTTAAATCTAATGTTTCAAAAAAAAAATCTTGTCCTAAATTATTATTTACATAAATAGTTGATCTATAATACAATTACCACCATTATAACTATCTAAATGCAAACTGCACATCAAAATCAAATCTTCTTGGGGTTGCTTTAATTTTTGGATAGTATTGAGATTTGTCGTGCATATTATTTTCTATTCCTAAATAAAGACATGTTATATTATGGTATGCATATGTTGATACACACATCTCTGAAGATAAGTTCTTACCTAATTCTTTTATTGTTTGTTTTGTTCTTTTGGCTATAATATGTCTTAGTTTAACTGAATATGCATCTGACAATAGTTCTCTTCTAAATGTATTAATTAGTTCATTGTTATATAATATTCCAGATGAAATTGGTAATACACATCTAAATGTACAATCTATTATATTTTTTAATTCTTGTGTGTTTAATTTTTGCAGTAGTATTAAAATTTGTTTCCAATAATATCCAATACCCATATACTCTTTTATTATATCCCATATCTCATTTGGGTAATTGTATGCTTTTTTTATAATACTCTGGGTATTTTGATTTATGCTCATTCCATTTTTTGTTGTCATCATAAACTGTATATATAAGCATAGAAAAAAATCCAGAAAAAAATCCCAAATATTTATTTTTCATTATATAAAAAATATCTATATTTATATATACAAAAAAAAAATGAGTGAAAATAATTGTGTGCAAAATTTATCAATTCAATTAGACAACATCCAAAACATCTATAATGGATACTTATCAGATACAAGAGATTATGGGAGCATTGTTAATTTATGTATTGCTATTTTTGATTATATCGAGTTTCATTTTATTACCCCAAGTGGCTTTCAAATTATTAATATGGATGTTAGAAATCAACTTCAAATCTGCCAAGACCACTCAGCTTCAGACTTAGAAAGAAGTCGCTCAGCATTTAGAGTGTCATTATTTTTAACTATTTGCTTTAATACATTCAATGCATTTATAGGATTATTATATACGGCAGAATCTGTACCCTATGAAGATTTGAGAAAATCACTTAAGCCAAATGATCCTAAAAGAGAAGTAATTGAAAGGATTATAAAATTGCATGAAATAAAAGACCATACTAACATCTCATTTATAGATTTCCATTCTGATTTAATTGACATATTGCCACAGATAGAAAAAGTATTAAAACATATATTAGAATCTTTTGATGAGAGTACATCTATATTATACAATCAGGAAAAAAGAAGAGTTTTTAAGGCCGAAATATTTGGGTCTCCAGTATTAGAACTTCCAGAAACTGATGAATTAAAAGACATGAAAGCAAAGTGTAATTATTCAGTAGAATCTAATTAGATTATTTATTTTCTTCTGGCGATTAAGTTATTATAATAGTTTGCTCTCTGTCTTGTTATTTTTTTGAACTCTGTAGGATTCTCTAAAATATAATCTGCAAATTCCTTCAATGAAGTTAAATGCCTTAGACTTGATTTTCTTGCTTTAAATTGTGAGGTAAAATTTCCCTCGTGTCCTTCTTCAGTTAAAATATTGTATGGATTCATTTTTGTTCTATATAATATAAAATATAAAAATGTAAAATTAAATTCTTTCACTTCTTGGACTTTCTGGGTCATTATTATTTTGCTGTATATTTTGTTGCCGTGCATCTAATGCCTCCTCGCCTGCTACATCTCTTTCGCATTTGATTCCACAGCAATCTATGTTTTTGCATTTACTCCGATATGCCATTCTTGCTAATGCTAATATTACTGCACAACAACTACTTATGACAAATGACCAAAACACCTCTGATAATTCCTGAGCCATCAAAAAAAAAATATTTCTATATATTATAATCAATTTAATTTTTTTCGCTTAATATATTTTAAATGGGTTAATCCGCTGTGTGCCATCTTGGTTGCATTTTCTTTTAATTCTTTAATTGTTGGCATTTCCTCACCTGCATATTTTTCTGTTATGAATGAATGTCTAATTGCATTTATAGATTTATGTTCTCCATATATTTTGTTTAATCTCTGGTTAAGAGTAATTGGTGATAACTTTGAATTGTTTCTATCTGTAAATAAATAATCACTCTCTGGCTTATTTTTAATCCATAGGGCTAAATCTTTTTTCAATTCTAATGATGGCTTAATAATTTGGCGGTTAAACGATTTATCTGTTTTATAACGATAGAAATAAAATTGTTTCTTCTTTGGATCATATATATTATATTCTGGTTTTACTTTTGCCCTCGCATCATGAGTTTCTACTTTCATTTCTGTCCAGTCTAATAGTCTTCTTGGTAATATATTTTTTTTGCCACTTGTTAAAGCATATAATAAATATTGTTGCAATTCCTGTTTATCTGATGGGAGTTTATCTGGTTTATTGATTAATTCATCCCATCTTTCTTTTAGTGGGATTCCTTTATTTCCAATTTCATCTCCAGTAATCCATTTCTCCTCGTATTTATCAGTCATTAAATTTTGCTCCATTTCTTTATCATATTCTCTTGTATCCTCCATCATCGCTTTATGATATTTGTCATATGCTGTCTTATCAGTTGTTACCGTGAGTAGTGCGGCTAAAATTGATTTTCTTTTATTATATGGAATTTCATCTAAGTATCCAAGAACTTGAATATACTTATTAAAATCATTCATATCAAAATCTTCATCGCCAAAAATCTTTTTGTATAAATTTGATAATGTTGAAACATATGCCGTTACAGATTTATCTGATAGAGGTCTATCTTTTTTACGATTTTCTTTAATCGATTCTTTGATTTCGTCTTTCATCATTTTGAAAATGTTTTTTTATATATTAATAATTTCAAATCTTTAATATAAAATTTTTGTTATATAAATAGAAATATTAAAATATTTTATTTAATTATTTAATAGGTCATTAAGTATTTTATGTACAATTTTATCATTGGCTTTTGTGTCATTACTCCAGATTTCTAAAAAATCATTATATGCATCATACTGTTTAACAAATGCATCGCAACATAAACAGAACCTTCCACAGTTCTCAGAATCATAATCCTGTATCTCTCTATTATTATATGCATATGGCTTAAATGGTTTTAAAAAAGTTTCAACCGCTTTAGGTGATGGAAATCCAAATGAGTCAAAATATAATCCATGGCCACTATCAAATATTTTAATAAATATCCAATGTGTGCCATCTCCTTTATCTGAGTCTTGCATATTTATATAATAACTCCCAATTTGTCTGGGGGCTCTTTCATCTCCAATTAATTCATCTTTAGAAAATACACCAACTATCGGCAAACCTAATTTATCCGCCATATTTTCTAAATCAACATTTGTTAGCATTCCTTTTGGGTCGGATAATTCTATTTATAGAACTTCTGTGCTAAAAAAAAATAGTATTTATATTTATAGCATTATTTTATTTTTATGTTAAATTATATTTAGCACATAGATACATAATGATGTCTTTTAGCCCCACCGCCTGCAGTTACAAAACTACCTCCGCTCATTGTTCGGCCTAATGGATTATATCCGCCATTTTGATTTTTATTAATAAAGAATGGATTCATTTGTGGTGAGTTAGTTTTTCCATATGGAGAACCCAATTGAATAATATTATTACTATCTGGGGTATCGTCTGGAGCAACTACTCTAGTTGATGCTCTTACCGCACCTCCATTAATATGAATAGTTCTTCGCCTTCTTAATCCATCGCCCATACTGTGGGCTAAATGTTTGCCTCCCTGTTCGCCAACATAATCGCCAGCCATTGCTCCATATTTTTCAGTCATAGCTGGATCAAGGTCGTATTTTTCTGCTAGCATTTTTCCTAATGCGGTTCCAGCATGTCTGCCTAGTTTTTTTGCCATAGCTGGTAAATGCTCTCTAATTATTGGCTTTGCATGGTGTGCAACTGTGTGGGCGACATGGCTCACACCTCTTTTTAGAGAATCCCAAAACCCTTCTCCTTTCTTAAACTTTAATAGATGATGTCTACCCTTACTGTGTGCCATCTGCATTTTTCTTAATGTGGTTGGGTGCAATACAACAATGTGTTTGCCTGTATGCTTTAAATGGTGTGGATGAATGGTTAATCCCATACCCATTGAAAGGGCATCCACTTCATTATGGTCTAAATCCATTGGAACGGTGTACATTCTGTGAATGTTCTTTGAAAGAATTAACACTGAGTGTAAATTAAATATGTAAAAAAAATAATTGATTATATTAATATGTTTATTATTTATTTGAAAATAATTAATTCAAGAATAATTGCTTAAGCAATTTCTTGACCAGTTGACATGTTCCGATGTGTTATTAATCTCTTACTGTCTCCAGCAAGTCCAGACTATATCTTAAGGAATCATCATAGAGTGCTAATCTATTCATCCCCACTACCATTTAGTCGTTGAGCCTTCCCCATATCCTTGCATAACGGACTTAGGGGCTTGGTTGCGGATTGTCTCTATTCTATAACTTTTTACTATACCTATAGTGGTTAACTATAGCCATTATAATATTTCTATTATAACTTAGTATTATAGGCCTAACGAGATATCCCCGCAATTTGGAAGTGTCGCAGTCATTAAACTTAAAATAAGTTTAACAACCACTTGCCTATCTTTTGGATAGACAACGGCAAAAAGTTTACCGTAATTGCTTTTTCATATACTACAAATACCATAAGGTCTATTGCTACATTTGTTAGATTAATGCACTGCAATTGAACACTTCTTGCCATACCTTCTTCTGATGGCAAAATTCTTGAAGCATTACCAACATAATATCTATATAGATAACTCCATTCTTTTAGACCAATCAAACCAGAACCGAGGCCAGTAGTAGCACTTCCATTAAGCTGATTAATAGATACCATTTGCTCATAGAAATCCTCAAAAGAATATTGCAATTGCTGTTGAAATAATACATTTCCAGAAATGAGAATTTGAAAGTTTCCTAATTGAATTGGGTCTGGAGTTGCTCCAGCAGTTGAAAATGGTGATAATAATGTTGATGTTGCTACTGGAGTGGCTCCAATTAGGGTATTTGCTCCAGCAACTGAAACTCCATATTGATTCAGAACTGGAGGAGCATTTACAGATGTTGCACCAGAAGCAGTTAAAAATGGAACTACAATTACCTGCTTAATATTTGGAATACCGTTTGATACAAGAATATTAATATTAGCATTCGCCGATTGATTAGGAAAATAAAACTGGAAAATATCATCATATAAAATCTTTTTAGTTGGTGATAGTTCTAATAGTCTTGTTTCTGCGAGTGGGTTAAGAGTGTATGCTGGTGCATATAATCTACATTGAGTAATTGGTGTGGATTGAGTTGTGATTGATGAAAATTGTGTTCTTGCAATTGATACCGCAATATTCAGAAGAGCATAATTTGGTGCAATGTTGTTAGCAACACCACTAGCGATAGCAGAACTATCCGCTAAGTTCAATGGTGCAACATTATAACCACCTTGGCCTAAATCATGCGATGCTAACATTAGTGGGTTTGTAGCCCCACCTCCTAGCATTTGTGGGGCGGTTGCCATACTGATTGCTCCATAATTTATTTGGTTAACATTACCAGCAGTACCTGCAATTGCAGTATTTTGAAGAAGTTGTCCTCCAATGTATTGAGCCTGAAATTGACATTGATTAGTATTCAAATAAATTCTCATTGTTGATCCTTTTAATAGTGGAACTTTCTCAAAGAAATTACATAAATCTTTCAATCTTAGAACGGCTGGAATCTGAATTGTTCTCTGTGCTGTATCTTGTCCTAAGATACATGCCTGAAATAGTGTAGTATATGAACCAGCAATTACACCACTAGCATTTATCAACTGTTGATTATTAGGGATAAATTGCTGAGTAAAAGAACCAACTATACCACTTCCAGTTGATGCATCTGCTACAGATGATTGAACATTAACAAAGGCTGGTAGTGTGCCAGTTGTCGTTGTTGCAAATAATGGATTATAATTTATCCAAGATTGTCTAGTTTGCAATCCTGCATTATATGTTTGTCTCACTGATGTATTAGGTACTGTGCATTTAGTAGTTAAATTATATGATGCTGGAATAGTACCACCGGTTGCCGTAACAGTCTGGCCTCCAAATGATGCAAGAAAGTCATTCATGCTTACATATTCACAATTTCTGGTATTGCAAATTCCAGTTCCTGCTGTATTTAATAGATTAGTAGTTAGTGCGGTATTGGTAATATTATTATAAATCCAACTATCTGCGGTATCTGGATAGAATCCACAGACTGAGCCCCAATTAACTAAATCTTCCTTACTCCATGTAGTCATTGCTTTAAAACTGCAAAATACATTTAAAAATGGTCGTGAAATTTTATTACAAAATTTCTCTTACTGTCTCCAGCAAGTCCAGACTATATCTTAAGAAATCATCATAGAGTGCTAATCTATTCATTCCCACTACCATTTAGTCGTTGAGCCTTCCCCATATCCTTGCATAACGGACTTAGGGGCTTGGTTGCGGATTGTCTTTATTCTATAACTTTTTACTATACCTATAGTGGTTAACTATAGCCATTATAATATTTCTACTATAACTTAGTATCATAGACCTAACAAGATATCCCCGCAATTTGGAAGTGTTGCCCCATACCCATTTAACAAATGGATATAGGACTTGCCCACCTTTTGGATGGACACAGGCAACCATTCACCTGTTGTACTATATTTCTGTTATTAAATTCAACAGTCATTGAATGAATCATTTGCCAATAGCCGTTTTTCATTCCAACAGTCCAATCATAAATTCCAGCATTTGGAAATCCTGCGGCCGATGTATTCGCCCCAGCTACAGATTGAAACTGAATTAAAAGTGGCATTAAAATAAATGACTCTGACCATCCGATATAATTACCAGAGTTACTTAAACTGGTAGTATCTAGCACAATTTGTGAACTATAACTACCATTATTATTATCATTAACATACAAATATTGTTTTTGTGTAAATTCTGATGTGGTGTATAGTTCTGTGGATACTGCATCCTCGTATATTAAATG